TAGATTTGAGGAATTGCTCAAGAAGATATAAGCCCCGTGAACCCATATTCCCCGCAATACCGACACAAGCCGCAGTAATCAAAGGTGCAACGCCAGAGTTTTCAAGAATCCAAAACACAATAATTCCAGTAAAGGCGGCGCTGGTTACTTCTCCGATTAGCTCAATAATGTTGAAGACTCTGGTATTTCCTTCTCTTAACTTACGCAAGAAAGAAACTAGACCGCCCAAAATAGCTAAACCTAGTACCCAGACGTAAGTAATAAAAGAATAAGAAGTCGGGTCTTTAGGCGTATCTATCATGGGGAACTTTCGGGCGTAAAAAAACCCGCCGTAGCGGGTGGTTGATTAAACAGAAACAACTGGTATGGGAAATGGTTTTTTTTGTTTATCTATTTGAATGCCATTAACTAATCCAAAAATATCCTTACGATCTTCCCGTTGTGGGCCTTCTATGTAATAAGGAATATAGCCAGTCAAAGTTTCAATAGCTGCCGCAAAGAATGGAATGTTGTCTGAGAAGGAGTTATTACAGCCAGCATCCCATAGTCCACCCTCCAAGAACATGCAAGACCCTTTACATAGCTGCAATACAGGGCAGTCTGGGCAGTCTTTACGCTTTGACCAATGAGTTGATGTACTTAATTTGGAGCTAGCTAAATCAGATACGTGACCGATTTTATGGCTTTGTAGATTTGGTGCTAAGGCAGCTACGCTTACATTCTGGCAGGTTACTACATTACCGTTAAGATCAACTGCAATATTGTCCGGTTTATCCATGCTACACTTTTGTCCTACCGCATTAGCTGGTCTAGCTGTACGTATAGACTCAATAAAATCATGAATTTTTTGATGCAAAATATTAAAGTTGTTTACAGAATTATTTCGGATATTAGAAATTGCTTGTTGCCTATAACCAATTTGCTCGGCTGAACTAAGCAAAGAAGATTCCATGCCACCTTGGTCGTATGGGTCAATGTAACTACCCTCGCCAATAGTTACATTATCTCCAAAAGCTTTGATTAGAAAGTCCTGAATATCTTTCCTGCTTTGATTATCTTTGTGCAGTACAGCATTAATACTCATCCTACCTTTGGGTTTTAAACGGCTATACAAATCCATAATGGCATTGCGCTGTTCTTCGTTCTCTAATGGATCAAGACCACGAACATGGTATCCGGGGCCATCATGTGACATTCCAACATGGAACCCCATTTGATCAAGCCATTCATTCTTTGCTATATCAAGTAAAGAGCCATTGGTAATCATTAGGAAGGTAGTGTTTGGGTACTTATTCCTTAACATCTCAGCCAAAGGTTTCAATGTCTTCCAATAGACTAAAGGTTCACCACCCCAAAATTCAATACGTTCTGGCGGTGTAGTTACCCATGCATCTAATTCATTTACAAATTTATCCACATCTTTAGGATTAGTTGAGTCTGCATGTGGAACAAATCGCTGGCTGCAGTAAGAGCATTCGTAGTTACAAGAAAGTCCTAGTGAAATCTTTAATGTCTTAGGCGATACTTTACCTAGCGGAGAATCTATTGAAGTAACTTGTGCCGACTGATAGTCTTTATGGTTTACTTCCAATACAGGATTACCATGAAAATCCAGTAACTCAGATGTTTGGTTATCATAAGTAAATTCAGTACCTAAGTCCTGAGTCTTGTTCATGCATTTAATAGTAAATTTTGCCATTATGGATTTGTATTTGTTGGCCCTAAAGGGTAGAAACAGCTTGTAGCAACACCAGCTACAACTACATCACCACTTAATTCTGGTGTAATTGTGGTAGGCATTGGCATTACCAATGAAATTACTGGGTCTTCCTTTGGAGAATCCTGTACTACTACAGAAACAACTAACCCTCTAGCGTCTTGAAAATATTTTTGAGCTGGTACTCCTATTTTTACTGTTGCTTCGTAAAGATTAGCAATAGAACCGTCATAACAAAATACATATACAGTATGATTTTTAAAATCAGACCTTGCTCTTAATTCATTAAGATTGACAGTAAATTCATTTTTAGACTGGTCTTGATATTCATAACTAATAACAAACACATTGTCTGAAAAATTTAATTTGGCATTTGTAATAGCATTTTGCCCATCAGAAACAGGGGTAAACGGAAGTGTGTATAAATTCATGATTTAATCCTTTTATTAGCCGCCGGAGCAGGTGCAATCGCAGTTGCAGTTGCAATTAGTGCTTGCTCTAAAATGAACAAGGCCAGTTCCGTTGAATATATATCCATCTATATGGAAACCAGATGAGCCATCACCACCATAGTTATCAACTGTAAGCCATGAAGCTGTTGAAGCTGTTGAAGCATTTCCAGTAACATTTATAGGCCATGTACCAGAGGCATTAGAGCCTCCAACATTAGCCTTAGAACCCGAATCAACTCCGAGCGCAGTTAAAGCATCGGCTGTAACTCCAGTAGTTCCGAGTAGTCCAGCTAAATAATCGTGAACTCCAGTAATCCAGTTTTTCACATCGCCTTGTGTAGCGCCACTAGCTACGGCGGTTGTTGCGGCGGGTAATGCTGTAGTCATTTTATGAACTCCACATAGGGGTTGACGAGGTTGTATTCCACATTGGAGTTGTAGAGATAGAACTCCACATTCCAACATAGTTGATATTGAGGTAAGACGAGCTAGACCATGAACCCGCTAAAGCACGAACTGAGGCAACACGGAAACGAGTAGATGCTCCGAATAAAGACGAATCAGCCCATGTCGTATCTTTAGTTTCTCCAGTACGTTGCCAAGTAATCCCGTCACCAGATTGATCGATGATGTAATGATCTGCACCGGGCGAGGCTGTCCAAGACAATTTAGTAAGTACGCTAGAGCCTGTCATGGCAGTAGCAGTTAAACCGCCGACACTATTTCCAGTCGCTTGTTGACCGCTAATCGTATAGTTGTAAGCCGTAAGAGTTGATAAATCCTCAACGCCACCACCCCAAATGTTGAAACTTTGAAACTTAAAGTGGATCGTGCTACCGATTAAAGTTAAATCTAAACTGCCTGATTTAGCTAAAGAGTCATCTATCCGAATGAATGGATCATTTGCAGAGTGAGCCGCCTCAGAACTACCGTAAGCGCCACGGACTAAGCCGGAGAGTGTGTAGGCATTAACTCCAGTCAGAGTCGCACCTTGATAGGCCATAAACTCTTGATTCGCACCACCAACATAAAACAAAGAATTGAGCGCAGTAGCATCCACATCAGAGGCAGATAATAATTGACCGCCCATGCCGTCTAATTGAACCCCTAATGGGCTAGTAGCCGTAGAAGTGAGCGCAGTTGTTAAATGTCCAAGTCTGGCTGGGCTGGTAATTGTGGAAAGTTGCTTATAGGTTGTACCGTCATAACTCACCCAAAGATTGCACCCACCCCATAATCTAGTAGTCGATACACCGCTGACACCAGCCCAGACCTCTAGTCCTGATCCACTCGCTAATGAGAATGGAGGCTCAAATAAACAGGCTGTCGAAATACTGCCGGGCGAGGCGTTGTAATCTACTGAATATCCACTATTAGATGGGACATTCGCTACGACATGGGAAGATACGCCATAAGGAGCATCTTCGGCCAATACTGTCAAAGTGCCGTACTCATCTTCCTCGATCTGCAAGATACGGACTGGGTAAAGATTTAAGCCTAGAACGGTATCGGTCAAAGTGACTATATCGGTAGGCTCTAAATGACACCATTGCCAACCGAGACGGAATTGATAATTCGCCCGAATATAAACAGAACGCTGAAGGATTAATAAAGCGACTGCATTAGCTACGTTCTTGTCTGCAATTTGATGAGCCGTGATTGAACTCATGGGTCTGAGTCCGTATAAATCAATCGAGGCCGAATCTTCAACAATAACGGTAGAGGCGGTGTAATCGGTGGATCGGTCTAAATACTCTACTGTGACTTGATTGTAGGCATCTGAACTACTACTAACTGAGGAAGATATAGCGTTCCGTTTAACAATAATTGGATCATTACCGCCATCATCTAAAAAGTCATCATCCCCTAAATTGGGAATCGTATTATAAGTCGGGGTGTAAGTCACTCCATTACCAGTAATAGTCGCATCGCCATAAGGCACTAACTTTAAGACTCCCTCGCTGAAATACACCCCAGTATTCGTCAGAGTCATTAAATCAGTCAGCATCGATGCAGCAGAGGCCGCCGTATCGTAGCAAGGTGAAAGCAAAAGTCCAGAAGCCTTGCAATAGGTTGAATATTGGGTAGTTGAGTCAAGTGCCGGAGCATTAGGAACGCCAGTCAAGGCATTGGTTAATATGTCCGTGACAATATCTTTAGGGTCAGCATCGATCACCCCGCCACCGAGTAAATATTTACCTTGCACCTCAAAATTATGATTTGGCAAAGAGGAATTTGTACCGAGGTCGTAACCGTTCGCCGCTACATACGCTATCCCTTGATAGCCTAAATTCTGTCCAGCGTGGTTACTTGATAAATAAGACCACGGAGTTTGCGGATATGTACCAAGAAACAAGGAGAATAACGAGCTAGGACTGACTTTAGTTTTATCAATCCATGCGCTTGTAATGCCCGATATTTGACCTTCGCATAAGGCTAAAGCAAAAGAGGCTGTATAGGTGTAAGTCGTACTCGTAGACTGAACGCCACCACCGCCACCGCCCTTGCCTCCTCCACCGCCA